TTCATCGTCTACGGGGAGTGGCTCGTGCACCACACGATCCACTACCGCCCGGAGGCGATGCGCAAGTTCTACGTCTACGACGTGTTCGATCGCACGCACGAGCGCTACGTCGATCCGTCCGCGTGGTGGAACGAAGAGGCGCTCGGTGGCCCGCTGCGGGTGCCGCGCGCGTCGACGCTCGCCATCATCGAGAACCCCACCGACGCCGACATCCTGCGCGTGCTCGGGCAGTCGTCGCAGCTCATGCCCGACGGCGAACTCGGCGAGGGCGTCGTGCTGAAGAACTACGAGTGGCAAGGCCCAGGCAAGGTGTGGGCGAAGGTCGTGCGCTCCGAGTTCAAGGACAAGCACCGCGACAAGCGGCCGGCGAAGGCGACCGCCGGCAGCTTCAACGTCGAGGTAGAGATCGCGAAGCGTGTCACCTTGGCGTTCGTCGAGAAGACGCGCGCGAAGATCCGCCTCGCGATGGGTATGCCGGCGACCCCGACCCTAGCCGAGGTGAAGGCGTGGGAGACGCTCAACCGCGGGCGCCTGATCCCGCGGCTGATCGAAACGGTGTGGCACGAGTTCCTCGTCGAAGAGCTGCCGCAGGCGGTGAAGGACATGAACGGCCCCACGATCAACACGCGCGAGCTGCGGCACGCGGTGATGGCGACCACGAAGGCGCTGGCGGGAGACCTGTTCCAGTGAGCGACAAACGCATCACCGAACTGCTCGCCGAGCTGAAGGCGAAGCGGTGCGTGGTCCGCATCGCGCTGATCCACGTGTTCGACGTGATCGTCGAGCGTGATGGGCAGCGGATCGCCGCGGTCAGCGAAGACGACCTGGTAACCGCGCTGGAAAAGGTCGTCTCGAACGTCGCGCCACCTCTTCGCCAGGACGTGCCGTGCGTGCGCGTCGGAACGACAGAGATTACGTGCGCCGGGGTCGACCTCGATCACGTCATCAACGTGGTCACGGCAGCGATCGGGAGTCGACCGACCGCGTGTATCGACGCCAACCGGGCGTTCGTCGACGTCTTCTTCGGGAGCGCGGCGGACCGATACATTTCCGCCCGCCGCGCGATCCTCGGCATTCCGGTGCGCGTGGTGTGAACTACTTCCCGCGGGACTCCTCACCGGCAGCCCCGGTGATGAGCCCGCGGACGAAGTCGAAGGTGCCCGTCGGCCGCACCTTCTCGTCGGCGACGTCCTTCAGGTAGCCGAGGGTCCGCCCGATCGGCGTGAGCGGCACGCCCGGCAGCGACATCGCGAGGAACAGGTTCCGTGTGTCGGTGCCAGACATCGGGTCGCCGGCGATCACCAGCTTGCCCAGCTCGTAGACCCCGTTCGTTGCCTTGGCCAGCATGGCCGCTGCCGGCGGCAAGGCGGCACGATCTCCCGGCTTTGGGGTGCCGAGTAGGCTGACCGCGAAAGAGCCGAAGGGGACGAGCGCAGTGGTCGTGCGGCCGATGTTGCCGAGCGCCCACGCCAGCACCTCGTCGCCGACCATGCCGTCGCCGTCCTCATCGTCCAAGTCGTCGCCGCGCAGCCACGACGCGATGACCCCACCGATCAAGCCGGGCACGATCGCCGAGCGGACCGCCGTCAGTGCCTTGCCGTCCCAGCCCTGCGCCGCCGCGATCTGGTTGAGCACGGTGTTGAAGTAGCCGGTGAACTGCAGCAGCAGGCGCACGAGGACGCCGTGGCCTTCGAGGCGAGAGGCGTCGACGGACTCCGACGAGCCCTGTGACAGGCGCACCGCCGCGTCGGCGTCGCTGACCGCCTGATCGGTCGTCTTGCCCTTCGCCAGCGCTTGCTGGAAAGCCCCGCGCCACGTGATGATGTCGACCTGATTCTGCACGTGCCGTTGCAGCACGTAGGCGTAGCGGTCGACGCCGCGCTTGAAGTCGGCGAGTAGCGACGGGTCCGACAGCAGCTTGATGTCCTCGCGCACGTCGGCGCTCTCCGCCGACAGGCGCTCGCGCATCATCGCGGACAGCGTCGTGATGTCGTCGATCTTGCCGCGGCGCGCGATGTGGTCCCACAGCGCCGACCGCAGGTAGCGGTTCGACACGTAGAGGTTCGAGTTGAACACGCCGGTGATCTGCTGCGCGGCGTTCACCACGCTCCACATCATCGTCGTCACACCGGCGATGCGGCGCGCTGCGTTGGCGATCCGCACCAGGAGTCGCGCGCCGTCCGAGTCCATGATGCGGTTGTTCGCCGTGCGCGTCAGCCACGGCACGAGCAACGTGTCGACCGCACCGGGCGTCGCGACGGCGAGGAACTTGTTGAACCGGGCGTCGCGCAGGATCGACGCGACGTCGGTGACGCGCGGCTGCAGGTGGACATACCGAAGCACCTGGTCCATGTGCGCGAGCTGCCCGTTCAGGTTCATCACGATCGGCTTGCGCGAGACGACACGCGTGATGCGGAAGCCGCTCGCCGTCTTCGGCTGCATCGAGCGCAGGTCGCGCGCGGCGTCCTTCAGCGCGTCGAGGCCGGCGCGCTGCTTGATCTCGGCGCCGCCTGGTTGCTCGGAGTCGGGCGCCGCCGGCACGTAGCCGCCGGACCACGTGCCGAGGCTGTTTGTGAAGGGCACCGCCTTGATCGACTCGAAGTAGGTGCCGGTCTGGTCGTGCGTCGCCGCCTGCGCGAGCGGCTTCAGCTTCTCGTTTACAGCCCAAATGTATTCGAGGAACTGGAAGTCGGCCTTGGTCAGCACGTGCCGCTGGATGAGGGACTCAATGAACGCATCCCACACGCGGTAGTCAGCGGTTCCGTCGGCCGTCGGCTGAGCCCACCCGTTGCCGAGGAGCAGGTTGTCGAGGTTCGACGTCGGCGTGCCGCGGGTGCCCATGTGCATCATCGCACCGAGCAAGTCGGCCTTCGTCTCGAACACGAACGGCTTGCCGGTGTCCGGTGCGATGAACGGGGTAGCGATGCGGCGAGGCCCGACGTCGATCTTCTTCAGCTCCTGGCGGAACTCGCGAAACAGCGTGTTGCGTGCCGCAGCGTAGATGGAGAACGCGTCACGGAGCGGCCGCACCAGGAAGCGCGTCACAGGGCCGAACTCGCCGCCGTCCAGTCCGAGCGCCCAATGCTCGACGCGCGTGATCCAGTGGAACACGTCGGCCAGCTCGGAAGCGCGCACGTCCTTCTCGGGGAGCTGCAGCCGTGCCGACACATCCGGGTTGACGTCTAGGGTCTTGCGGATGCGCTCTTCGACCTGGGCGATGGCATCCGCGCGCTCGACGCGCTCGTTGCCCACGGTGATCCACCGCTCGCGCTGCGCGCGCCAGAACACCTCGGCGACCTTGTCGCGGAGGCGCACGAACGCGTCGAGCGTGAGGTCGCGGTAGTTCTGCAGTGTGTTGCCACCCGTCACTTCTCGTAGTTCGTCGGTGAGTTCCTGCCCGGTCGTCGGGTTGTTGGCGACGATCTCGGTGAGGTATTCGCGCGGCAGCTTGCTGCCCTTGCCGAGGCCGAACGACGTCAAGATGGCGCGCGCCAGATTGACGATGTCCAGCTCGTGCGTGCGCTGCAGCGCCGTGTCGGGGCGCCACACCTTCTCGAAGTTGCGCAGCACCTTGCCGACCTGGTCCTGCACCTCGGACGCCACGACGACGAGCTGGTTCGCCAGGAGTTGCTGGCGAAGCGCGTCCTGCATCGTGTTGACGTCGCCGGACTTCATGGCAGCACGGACTTCCTTGGCGGCCTTGCGCTCGGCGGCGGCGAACTGCTTCACCGTGATGCTGCGCAGGGTGTAGCCGTTGACGAGCTGCTCGGCGGCCGCCCGTGCGGCCGACAACAGCGTGCGCGCCGGTGCGGTCAGCTTCGCCGCCGTGCGGAGCATCGTCGAGACGACACGGGCGCGGGCCTCGTTGTGGATCGCTCGCGCGACCGCCATGCGACGCTGCGCCGGGTCGACGAGGTCCGAGTATTCGAGCCGCATCCGCTCGTCGACGCGCCGCTGGATCTCGTCGCCGGCGGCCGGGAAGGCCGCGAGTGCGTCGAGCAGCTCCTTGGCGTCGGCGAAGTCGAACATCTCGGCGGCGACCGTCGGGTCGATACCCGTCTGCGTTCCGAACGCACGCAGGCGCGCGGCCGCCGCCGGCGGGACGTCGGGGAACAGCGACAAGTAGTCCTCGATCGCGGCGAGGCTCAGCTTGTGCACCTTGTCCTTCGCCGACTCCGACGCGGCGACTTCACCGGACGTGACCGCGTCGTTGCCCTCCGAGTCGCGCAGTCGGCCGGTGCGCAGCCAGTAGCGGGCGCGCTCCACCGGGGTGCCCGCGACCTCGCGAGCCACCTCGCGCATCACGGCGCCGCGCGCCGCGCGCTCGTCTGCCGTCAACTCCTTCTCGGCGCGCTTCGTGGTGTTGGCCAACCAGCGGGCGTCGCGCAGCGTGGCCGCGGTCAGCTCGTTGATCGCCTCGTCGGTCGCGTCCTGGTCATCCTGCTGCGCGGCCAGCCACTCAGCGCGCGAGAACCCGAGCTTCGTCGCCTGCTCTTCGGTGAAGAAGCGCAGGGTCATGGCGTCCTCTTCTTCGGCGCGAGTGATGTCGTCCTCGCTGGCGACCATGCGGTCGAAGAGCCCGCGGACCTCATCGTTGAGTGCCGGCAGGTGCACCCCGAACGAGTGCATGTGCCGAGCATCGAGCGCGCGCCACACGTCGCGGTAGACGTTGCGGATGAAGCTGGCGACGCGGGCGAACAGGCGGCGCAGCTCGCGCGTCGGCGCCTTGCCCTCGTGCAGATACACCTCGAACGCCGAGGCGAACGCTTCGTGGTGCTTCGTGCGCTCGTCGAACGACATCTTGGCCCACGTGGCGGCGTCCACACCGAACCACGAGAGCGCGGCGTTGAAGTCGCGGGCGGACGAGCTGTTCGGGTCCGACGAGGCGGCGGCTTCGAGCACGTCGAGATACCAGTGCGCGACCTCGTGCAGGAAGGTGCTCGCGTTCGCGTGCACCTTGTTCAGGTCGATGACAGCCCGCCCGTTCGCCTTGTAGTAGGCGCCGCGCGACACGCGCTCGTTCTGGAAGAAGATTTGCTTCTCCTTCGCGAGCGCTCGCACGAGATTCCACCGACGCGTCGTGTAGGTGTCGTGGTGCGTCGCGTTGTTGGGGAGGTCCGTCTCGGTGTAGTCGATGCCGTGCTTCGTGAGGATGTCGAGCACGTCCTTCGGAGTCCCCACCGGGACGACCGCGTGCTTGAACTCGGACAGCTTCACCGCGCGTTGCGGCTTTGCCTCGAAGTAGGGCACCTGCTGCCCGGCGTAGGTCGTGAAGGCGTTGAGGACAACGGCGACAGCGTCGGCGATACCCTGTTGGTTGCGGGCAAGGATTTCCGCCACTGCCTCGGCAGGGTCTTCGCCACCAAGCACGCGCGCCGTAGCAAACTCACGGGCAAACGCTTCGACGCTCGCCGTCTGCGCGCTCGCGTCCGACAGCGTCTTCGCGGCCTCGAACGCTCTGAGCAGCTCGACCGCGATGTTGTCAGGCCCCTCGGTGGTGATGCCGAGGTCGTTCAGCACACGCGCCGCGCCGTAGATCGCGTCGCGGACTGCGCGCTTGTTCTGGTGGAACGTGGTGTCGTCAGTGAGGCGGCGCGTAGCCACAGCGCGCATCTGCTCTGTCGACGAGAACGCGGGCGCCACGCTAGCCATCAGCGAGCCGGTGGTGCCGATGCCTTCTTTGTTTCGCGGGTCGGCATACGTCATCTCGTCGACGATGTTCGGGAGCGTGGCCGGGCGCAGCCCGGTTGTCGCGTAGATCATCAGGCTCGCCGCGCGGTCGACGGCCGGGAGAAGCCACTGCAGCGCTGCGTTTCCGAGCAACTCCCCGGCGACAACCCCTCGGCTGTTTGCTGCAGGAACCGCGAGGTTGAGCAGCGTGTTCGAGACGCTGTCGTGCGTCTGCAGGACCATGTTGCTTCGGTAGGTGTCGCGATCGCTGAAGACGACGCCTTCAAACCGATACATGAAGATGTTCGCCAACCACAGGCCGAGCCGGGCGCGGTGGTCGGCAGACAAGTCGGGGAGCATCTGCGCGATGTGCTTCTCGAAGAACGCGCGCGTGTTCTCCCCTTCCTTGGACGCGTCGAGAGACAGCAGGTTGTCAAGCTGCTCGTCCGTCACGACGTCGCGAAGGCGCGTTCCGTCATATAGCCGCAGACCGCTGATCGACGCCGGGTGCGTCGGGAGCGGAAGATCGCGAACGCGCGGAGTGAACGGCTTGTCGATAACACCGAGTCGAACCAGTGAATGCATGCGCGCGACGTTGTTGCTCCGCCCGAACTCGGCGACCGTCGACGGCAGCACTCTGTCCAGTATCTCGGCGAAATGCACCGCTTCTTTCTCCCCGAGCGCCTTCATCGAGGGCTCAACCAGCGGAAGGATCTCAGCCTTCAACCGGTCCCTGTCGATGTCCTCGGTGGTCTGCGGGAAACGGGCTGAGTAGATGTCACGGTCGTAGACGTGCGGGTTGACCTCCGGTCGGGCGAGGTCGCCTGCACCGATCAGCGTGATGTCACCGAAGCCGCGGACGTCGCCGGCCTTCGTGCTGACTACGCCGAGAGACGGCACCGGCAACCCACCCAGCTTGTCGGCCTTGCGCAGGGTGTCGGCGGTGAGGCTATGCGTGACGATGAGGCCAGGGTCGACCGGGTCGACCGCGTCGTTCTGGAACCGCACCTGCGGTGCGTTGCCTTCCCCACCGGCATAGCCTTCTCGCATCACCCACTCGGGCAGTAGGCCGATCTTCTGGTCGGCATACTTCGTGTCAGCCGGGTTCGCCTTCTTGTTGGCGCCGGCGAACGGGCCGAAGTTGACCCACGAGTTCTGCCCGCGGGTCTCGGTGGTCGCCGCCTTGCGCGCCAGCGGCGAATACATCGCCATGTGCTGCTGCCACGCGTTCTCCTCACCGCGCGCACGGAATCCGACGCCTTCCTTCGCGTGCCCGAAGTAGTCGTGCACCGCGCGGAACAGGTCGTTGATGAGCGCCGGGCGGTTGCCGAACTTGCGGCCCGAGTCGCGCAGCAGCGGGTTCTCTGCGCGGTCCTTGTCGGTGATGCCGACCGACCCGTAACCGTCTTCGGTGGAGAAGATGGCGAGGTGCCGGTTGTTCTGGATGTCGAGCAGCGCGTTGCGCGGGTTGCCGTAGGGGTCGAAGCCCGGGTTGAACTCGACCGTCATCCCCGCCGCGATCATCGCGTCGTATTGGGCGATCGTCTCCGCGGCGAGCGCTTCGTAGGCGGCGCGCACCTCGGGGTCGTTCGGGTCGTGCTTCATCTCGTCGTAGGCACGAGCGATCCGCTTCGCGCGCTCGATGTCTACCTCGACGTAGACGCGCGGCGGGTGGTAGGGGAGCCCCACCGAGCGCATGTAGGCGGCCGCGACGCGTCGCGCTTCCTCGTTCGGGCCGAAGCGCACGAGCGTGCCGTCGCCCATGTCGACGACTTCGGGCAGGCCGGCGAGCGGCTGGGCGCCCGGCTGGTAGTAGACGGTGGGACTGCTGACGTTCGCCGGCACAACGTCGACCGGCTGGTCGTTCAGGATGAGGAAGCCGGGTCCGTTCTTGACGTCCTGCGTGGCGCTCGGCGGCGTCGCCTGCCGCTCCGCCTCGGTGAGCATGTGGCGGGTTTGCACGTTGCGCGCCTCGATCTCGCCGAGGATGCGGCGGTAAGCCTCGTAGGTGGCATCCGCCATCGCAGACTCCGCGTCGCCCTGCTTGAGCGAGCCACCGCGCAGCAGCGACGCGTAGTCGTGCAGGATGTTGGCTACGGCGGACGTCGAGTCCCATCCGAAGCCCACAGCGAACCGCGTCGTAGCCAACCCAAGCCTGATGTCCTCGACCGTCGGCGTCGGCTGTGACAGGTCGTTGAGGCGCACGCCGAACGACGGGTTGTCGTTCGCGGCTGCCTGCGCGAATGGCGTTGCGGCCGCGATGACGCGCTTACGCATGAACGCGTGCTGCCGCTCGACGAGGTCGCGGAACGCCGACGGGAACCCCTTCGGCACGTCTTTGATGTTGCCGCCTTCCGCGAACTTCTCGATACCCTGAATGCCGTGCTGGATCTCGTGCAGCAAGGTAGACAACGCTTCGCCAGGAGACAGCGACGAGTTCACGGCGAACTCACCATCGACGTGCGCGCCGCGGTAACCCTTCGGCATGTCGATGATCTCGACCCGCGCCGTCCGCAGTTGCGGGAACGCCGCGAACAGCTTCGGGTGGTCGAGTAGAGCACCGAGAGGGAGTGTGCCGCCGCCGTGCAGAAACGGGCGGAACGAGTGGCTGCGCTGCGCCGCGTCGAGGACGGTCGCACCGTTGCCGTTGATCTTGGCCTCGCGGTCGCTGATCTCGAAGCGCCACTGCCCGTCCTGGCCCTTGAACCAGCCGGTGTCCTTGCGCACTGCCTCGGCATCCTCACCGGCGGCGGTGCGCTTCTTTGCGCTGTCGAGCGCGTGCTTGTTCGCCGTGAGCGCCTGCTCGCCAGCGAACTGCGACATCCTGTTCAGGTCGTTCCTCGGTGTGGTCGGCACGTTCGTGTGCTGGCCGCCGAGCAACACCGCGACACCCTGCTCGCCCTGCGCCCTCGGCACGAAGTAGCCGTCGTAGCCGGCGGCAATGATCGCGTGTTCGAGGTCGTTGGCGTTGACGCCTTCGCCGTTCGCGCGCCTCTCGCGCCATGCGGCCACGATGCCCTGCGGGTCTTCGTCCGTGTTGTAGACGTTCGTCAGCTTGGTGACGTGCGCCTGCTGTCCGAGGCCAAGCTCGGGGACGATGCCTTGGCCCGTGTCGACGTAGTAGTAGACGCGCTTGCTCAGCACCGGGTCTCCCGTAACGCGCCGGCTCTCGCCGCTCGGGATGCCGTCACCGAAGCGGTTCGAGTCGAGCGACGTGCGAGCCTCGCGGGAGAAGTGGACACCGTAGACCTCGGTGCCCGGGCGCGTGCCGTAGACAGCGTCCGTCGGCTGCGCTTGCACGGTGTAGCTGCCCGGACGCGGAGACGTCTGCGTGCGCCCGGGGCCGACCGCCTCACCGCCCGTGACCGCGAAGCCGTGCAGCGCCCACCATCGCTGCGGCGTCACCTTGTCCGCGGCCGCGCGCGTGACGACGACGTTGCGGATGTAGCGAGCGTGCTGCGCCGCCAGCTCGTCGGGGACGCCGACCGCCTGCACCGCCTTGTAGTTCTTCAGCACCTCCGCCTCGATGGCGTCGGCCTGCGTCTGCCACTCGGCGTTGGCGCGCAGGCTCTGCTCGGCCTCGGCCTCGGCGGCGCGCTTCAGCCCGTCCAGGTTCGCGGCGGCGTCCCTGGTGTCGTTCATCGTCGGGATGTCGGGGTCGAACGTCATGTGCTCGACCATCGCCTGCCCGAGCGGCGACTGCAGGAACTCGCTTGTCCACTTACCCGCCGGCACGGACACGAAGCCTTGCGACTTGCGCGCTTCCTCGATCTGCGTGAGCAAGCCGGGGAACGCCTCGTTGAGCTGCTCCACCGGGTTCGCCGTGCCGTTCGCTGCGGCCGCTTCGCGCGCGGCGACAAGCGCCTGCGTCAACTTCTCGGCGTCGAGGTAGAGCGTGTCGCGGTTCACGTTCTCGGACACCCGCTGCAGATACTGCGAGTGCAGGTCGGGCGCGCGCTCCGCGACCTTGTCGCCGGCGCGGGCGTTGACGAGCTGTTGAATGAACTTCGCCTGCGCTTCACCGGCGCGGATGTCGCGCGACGCCGTGCGGTATTGCGCATAGGGCCGGATCGCCGCCAGCAGCACGCTGCTCTCCGCCGTGACCTTGGCGATCTCCAACAGCGCCGAGCCGAACTGCCCGCTGTCGATCGCCGACGGGAGCTTCTCGGGGTTGGCGCTCTGATCGTGCGCCCACTTCTCCAAGAGCATCGTGACGGTCTCCTGCGTCATCTCGGTGCCGACCTCGCCGCCCGTGTTCGCGGCGACGCGCCCCGCGAGCTTGCCGAGTTCCGTCCAACGGTCGGGCTTTGATAGCGCCTCCGCGACTTCCTTGATGACACGACGCTTGAACGGCGTCAGCGTGCGGATGACGCCGCCGCCAAGGCCGCCGAGCGCGAGGTCGCCGAACGCCTCCACCACACCGTTGACAGAGCCGACGATCACGGCGGCCTTGGCGGCCACCGCCGGGTCATACTTGTCGGCGAGGTATTGATCGAACGCGAGGCCGCCTTCGATGCGCCGGCTCTGGTCGATCAGCGACATCACGGAGCCCACACCGAAGGACGTCGCCGCGGACACCGGCGCGGTGAACGGGGCGGCCGGCCCCGTGGTGGCTGCCGTCACCGCGGCCGCGCCGGTCGCAGTCGCGGCGCCCCACGCCACGGCCTCGGGCACGACGTTCGACGCGAGACCGGCATAGCGGCCGAGGCCCCAAAAGAAGCCGCCAGTGCTCGGGGTCCGCTTGACTTCCTTCTGCAGCCACGCGATCGACGCCGACTCGTCGGGCGTCATCGGGCGGAAGATCGCCTGCCACTGCAGCTTGCCGAGCTGCGCCTCGTAGGCGCCTGCGGTGAAGTTGCGGAAGAACCCTTCCCACAGCCCCATGTGGTCGATCTGGTCGTGCGCCACGCGGGCGAACTCCAAGTCGGACATGCTCTGCGCGAGGATCGGGCTCGTGTTCGCCAGATCCTTCCTGCGGGCCGCCTGCAGGGCCGCGTAGCGCTTCAGGACGTCGGGGTGGGCAAGAGCCGCCTCCTGCGAAACACCGACGTCCTGGGCCAGCCGGCGAGCCACCGCGACCTGCTCGGGGTTGGATTCGAGGGCGGTCTGCAGGGTCGTAAGAAACGACTTCTCCTGCGCCGCCCGCTGGTCGCCAACCGACTGCCGAACGAGCGAGTCGAGGTAGGGAGTGCTGCTCGGCTCTTGCGGAGGTAGGGCGCTGTTGCTCATAGCGCCCGATCCTACACCGAGAGCCCGTCAGCGGCCGCCGAAGCGCAGCGGATCGGCGGTGCGCGGCGGGCCTCCCTTACTTGGTTCCGACGCGGGCGCCGGCGCGGCGGGCGGCTTCTTGGCGCCAGGGCTGCCCAGCTTGAGCCATTCAGCGAAGATCGCCTGCGACGTCGCCGGCACGCCGTTCTGCTGAAGCACACGGGCGATCTGACTCGGGGAACCAACCTCGATCTTGCCGTCCGGTGTTCGCATCTCCCACAAGTCAGGCATGCGGTTGAGGCGCTCCAGGTCGGACGGCCCGCGCACGTAGACGTCGTCGGACTTCTTGACGTCCTCCGGCACGAGCATCAGCGGAACCGTGCGGCCCGAGCTGAACGTGCCGACTCCGGTGATGACCTCGTCGGTCTCGGCCGTGCGGAGCAAGTTCTGCAGGTCGTCGCGCGTGGCCGCGCCGTGCTTCTCCTGCCATGGCTTCAGCAGCTCCTCGTCGAAGCGGATGCGCCACTCGTCGAACTGCCGCTCGAACTCGCGGCGCTTGTTGTCCGGTGCGGTAGACAAGTAGCCTTCGCGCACGCCTTCCTTCTTCTCCCACATACGGGTGAAGGTGCTGCGCGAAAGATCGGCCTTCGTGGTGAGGAAGAGCTGTTCGGACGACGCCTTGCCCATGCCCTGCGCCCGGCGAGCGAGCATCACCTCGAAGTCTCGCGCCGAAAGCTTGCCGCCGAACTGCGCGTTGAGCGACCCCACCGACATACCCGCCAGCTCCGCGGGTGACATGCCTTCGACCTTGATGCGCGTATCCCAATCGGTCGGCACGCGGTTGCCGTTCGCGAGGAACGCTTTCATGTCAGCCAGCCCGCCGGCGGCGATGACCTTGTCAGCCAACACCGGGTTCTCGTTCTGGAACTGCTCCCACGTCTTGCGTTGGTTCTCGGGCTGCACGAACCACTGCCGCGTCTGGTCCATCGTCGACGCGTCGGCGGCCGCCTTGGTCTGCGCGTCTTGGCCATAGGCCGTGCGGATGTGGCCGAACGCCGCCTGCGCTACGTCGTAGGTGATGCGCCCGGCGCGATACTCGCCTTCGACGGTGTTGACGGCGCGGGCCTCCTGCTCCTGCGGAGTCTCGTTCGGTCGCGGCTTCGACTGCAGCTCGTCGCGCACCTTCAGCGAGAGGTTGTAACCCTCTTCCGCGGCGCCCGCGCGGCGGGTCGCGCCGTCCCACCGGAGGAAGTCGGCCTCCGTCACCTCGCCGTTCGTCTTCGCATATTCGAGGTAGCCGCGAGCGAGCGAGCCCTGCCCCTGGTTCAGGAGTCCTTCAACGGCGTCCATGTGCATGCTCGACACGGCCTTCAGCACGTTGCTGTCGATGACTTCCTGCGGGGCGCCGGCGAGCTGCCCCATCGCGCGCACTTCGTCCTTGAGCGCGGTCTCGTGCCCGTTCGCCGCCTCGGTGTCGCCGTTCAAGAACGCGAACGTGCGCGCGGTTTTCGAGGTCTCCGCGCGAGCGCCGGCGGCAGTGAACGCGGCGGACTTCGCCTCGTTGCCGTAGTGCTTGCGCATGCTGTCTTCCGTCTCGATGAGCTGCAGCTTCGACTGGATCGCGAACATCCGGCGTTGCCGGTCGTTCTGCAACTTCGAGGTCAGCGTGTCAGCCTTATCACGCAACGCCTTGAGGCCGTCGCCGGCCTTGAACGCCTCCTGCGCCTCGACGCCGCGCAGTTGCTTGAACTCCGCGTCGACCTTCAACGCGGTTTCGGTGAGGTCGGCGGCCGACATCTTCACGATTGCGGTGTCGTAGTGGTCCTGCTCCTGCCGCCCCTGGTGCGCGAGCGCCGCGCCCGCGGCCGACAGGTGTCTACCGGCGATCTGGATACCTTCGCCGGCGTCGACGTTCATCGGGTCGACTTGGGGAGCGCCGTAGTCGCCACGGCCGCCTGGGCGGCTCGCAGCACCCGGCACGAAGCTGTCAGGGATGCGCATCAGGATGACCCTCCATACGAACCCCGGCTCGACGCGCCGGTCGCGAGACCGATGTGGAACGCGGCACCGGGGGAGATGGCGCGGGCGGTCTTCCGAGCGATCTCGGCGTTCGTCCGCGCGAAGGCTTCGTCGTTCTTCAGGCTGACGACACGCGACAACTCGGCGCCGTAGGCCTGCGCCCGGCCGATGCGGAGCTGCCGGGCGTCCATCTGCTTCTGCAGCTCGCGGCTCGCCAGCACCTCGGAACTGTTGGCGTCGCCCGCCTGAAAACCGCTGCTCGCCTCCGCCGCAGTGAGCGACGCCTTGTCCTCACCCGCTGCGAGGGTGAGGCGCAGGTGCTCGTAGCGGCCAGCGTTGAACAAGGCATCGGCGTCGCGCTGCGCCTGCTGCGCGTTCAGACCCGCGATCGAACCTTGAAACTCCATGCTGAGCGCGCGCGAGCGGGCGAGATACTTCACCGACCGCGCCGAGTAGTAGGCGCCAAGCGCGGTGACGATCTGACCGAGCCCCTGCGTCACTCCACCGAGGGTGCTCGTTCCGCTGCCGTCTTTCGTTTCGTCCGCCATGGTCAGCCTCCGATCTGCGTCGAGAGCACCACTGCCAAGAACGTGCAAGGCAGCGGGTCGGTGACGCGCAGGCAGATACTACCATCGCGCGCCCACGTGCCGATCGCCGACACGTCGACGTCCCCGTTCGTGAGGTTCGGGTAGGCGATCGGATTGCTGCTCGTGAGGTTCGCGAAATCCGGCCCCGCCTTGAACGGGCCTGCGTTGCGGACGCGCACCACGGCCTTGCCGACGTTCTTCGGGCGGCCCTGCCCGAGCGCCTCGATCTGCGCGGCCCACGGCGGCACCTGGATGTCGGCGACGATCGGCAGGCCCACCGCCACCGTCGACGCGGGCTTCGTGATCGAGATGGCGCCGCTGGTGACGGTCTTCTGGCCGATGTAGACGCCGTCGGCGAGCACGTCGACGACCTGGCCTTCGAGGTGGCTGAGCCCGCTGAAGGACGTCGCGGGCGACCCCGAGTAGGCGAGCCCGCAGTCGACGAAGAAGGCGCTGGTGCGCGTCGGTTCGGCGAACCCGCGGATGCACTCGATGTAGCGCTTCGTCACCCCGTTGATGGTCCGCTTCACCGACAGGTAGACGGCGTCTTCCACGCCTTCGGCCACCACGCATACGTCTTCCACGGTGCCGTTCGTCGTGTCGTGCCGGTGCCACGCGCCGACGTTCTCGCTCGGCACGTAGGTGTGCCCGAGCAGCTTGCCGTCGGAAGACACGAACCAGTTGATCGACCACGGTGCGCGCTGGCGAGCCGCCGCCGTTACCGTGAGCCCGTCGAACAGGTGCGCCGCGCGGTAGCAGAGGTCGTTGCTGACGAACCCGCCGGCCTCGGTGGAGAACCCCAGCTCGTGCACGTGGCCGCGCGAGCCGACGAACACGATCGACCCGTTCGTCACGAGCGGCTTCACCTTGGCGGAACCGACGTAACTGAACGGTCGGCATTCGAGCGACTTCGGCGACACGACCTCGGTGTCCACCGTGGCAGCGCGGAACTCCGTCGAGTCGGTGAGGATGACGAGCTGCGCGGTGGGGACCAGGAACTGCACGCGGCACAGCTCCATGGCCGCGATGTCGCGGTTGAACCGGTCGCTGTCGAGCAGCGGAAGGTGGTAGCTGAAGTCTCCGTCCGACCCGGTGCGCGACATCAGCAACCGTTGCGGGTAGGACGTGAAGCCGGCGTATAGCGTCCGCTGCGCGAAGAACGCCACCGCCCCGGGGTTGTTGCTCGCCAACGTCGAGTCGAGAACCGGCACCAGAATCGACATATCCGGGTCAATGTTGTCATCCTTGAACGACGTCGTGTCGCTCGACCCGATGTAACCGTAGAGGCCGGACTCCTCCTTGTAGACATGGTAGCGCACGGCGCCGGTGACCGCCGTCCACGTGATCGTGTTGTATGCGCCGTCGACAAGAAGGTTGTTCACACCGGAAGTCACACTGGCGGGCGTGGACTCGAGCCCGCTCGCGTCTACCGCGGTCACTTTGTAGTTGTGCGTCAGGTCGGTGGTGCCGGAGCAGCGCTGCACGACGCCCGCCGCGCCGCCAGCCGCGGCGCATCCGATGTTGGAGCCGCCGACATACGTCATCACCGTGAACGTGTCGGCGGCCGGCGTCGTCGTGACCACGTAGACACCGTCCGCGATGTCGGCGCGACCCACGATGCACACGACGTCGATCAGGGCGGTGAACCCGTGGGAACTCGCAGCCTTGATGACGGTAGGCGTGGCGGCCGTGGTGCTGGCGATGTTCAGCCCGCGGCCGTATGTGGTGGTCACCGCCGCCCCGATCGGTGCGGACAGGGTTGGCGCGACGGTGGCCGGCGTGACTGACCACGACGTCGCCGAGATTCGCCGTAGGTCCAGCGGAGCGTGGTTCGGGTGGACGAGTCGCAGCGTGTCACCCACACCGGCGAAGTCGATGCTCGACAGTTCGCTTTCTTGAAACGTGTTGGGTAGTTCCAGCGTGCCGTCCGCGGGAAGCTGATACCAGTGCGACGTCGTGCCCGGAGTCACGGACTGCGGGTTTCGCGTCACGCACACGAAGAACCCTTGCGGCACGTTGATGTTCGTCACCAGCTCGCCAGCTTCATAGACGTAGTGGAACGTGTGCGTGCCGGCGGCCGAGTTCGTGATGACGACATCGGTCGTCGTCGCGATTGCGCCGGCATAGGTGGTCGCCAGCGCGATGTCGGTGCTGTTGACGTAGATCGCGTAGTAGGTCGGACCTGCCGACAACCCCGCTGGCAGCGTCGCGCTCGTCGTGAAGTTGATCGGCTGCCCGTTCCCCGTGAGGCCGTGCCCGGCACCGATCGTGATGCGATCCGGCCGAAACACGCGGTCGACGATACCGAACGCGCCGACCAGGTCCACGTAGGTGCCGCCGATCGCGTTCGCGTAGGTCGTGGCGAACCGCAGCGTCGTCGTCGACAACGGGATCGCGTAGTAGACAGTCCCCGCGGTGATGCCGGTGCCGGCGCCCCCGGTGATGACGACCTTGTCGCCGAGCGTGAGGTCGTGGGTCGTCGACGTGGTGATGAACTCGTTTCCGGCTGTCGTGTTCGTGGCGGAGATGAGCCACGAGATCGTCGTGAAACTCTTGCTGCCGATGTAGAGCGCCGGCGACTCGCTGTTCTTGTAGACGCGCGTCGTGCCGCTGCCGGAACCGGTCAGGTTCACCGCCGCGCCCGGCCACGCAGACGTGCTCAACTGAAACGCGGTGGAGCTGGTCGGGTTGACGTAGTAGGTCGCGCCGGACGTGAGGCCCGCGGGGACGGCGCCACCGGTGTTGAACAACCGCACCTGGTCGTTCAGCGCGAACGAGTGGGCGGCGGTCGTGGTGATCGTTTCCGCCGTCGTGTCCACCGACGACACCGTGCGCGGCGTGACATAGAGCAGGTTGGCGCCCTGCGTGTGGAACCGGAAGTAGCCGGCGCCGACCTGCACGACGAGCGTCTGGTCGAGGCTGAAGCGGAACGGCAGCAGACGCACACGCTTCGTGCTGTCGACGTGCTCCGACACGAAGCGCGAGCCGGGGCGGCGCCGCGCCATGCCGCTCGGGGCGATGAGGTAGTTACGCGCCACCTGCAGGCCGGCGCGCAACTTCGGGTCTTCGGTGTGCCCGAGCATCTCGGGCGACATCTCACCGCCGACGAACGTCGTCTGGATCGAGCGCATGGGTCAGCCCCCGGTGGAGCGAGGAAGGACATCCGACGCCCGCGGCCGCAGCCACGGCACCGTGTGCGCCGGGCGCACCTCGCGCTTCGACGCCGATTCGGCGATGGCTGCCTGCGACATGGCGAGCCCGCGGTTCATCAGCGACTCCGCGAGGCGCGCGCCGCTGGTGTCCTTCACCAGCGACCCGCATAGCTCAGCGGCCAGGAAGAACACGAAGGCACGGCGGAACATCGGCGGCCACTTGTTCGGGTCGTCGACGTAGACGGTGTAGCGGACCCACGCGTCGCCGAGGTCGGTGTAGAGGCGCTCCACACCGTCGGCGTCCTGCTGGCACTGATACGGAATCGGCGTGCCGTCACTCTGCGTGTAGGTGTCCTGCGCACCGGCCGGGATCACCCCGAGCAGCCGCAGGTGGTCAGCGGGCAGCTCGTAGCAGTAGCCGAAGGCGTCGTCGTAGTCGTTCGTCGCGGCGACGAGTGCCTCGCGCCGCGTGGCGAACGGCCACGCAGCGTTGCCGATCGTGAGTTCGACGGCCGCCTGCCACAAGCGGGAAGCGGCCAGCGCCGCCGCCGATCCGTCGGGCGGACTGATAGAGGTCACAGCCAGCCCTTCCCCGATGAAGGACAACGCCTCGTTGACTAGGTCGACTTTGGAAACCACAGGACGTCCCTCGATGAAGATGTTGTAGGGGAACGCGTTCGACCGCACGAAGTCGCCCCAGTTCCACGTCGTGACAGGCGTGCCCCCGATGGACATACCCGAGAAACGGATGTCGTGCGGCGTGTTCTGCCAGTCGTAGCCGAGCAGCAGGGAGAGCTGCCCTGGCGTCTGTTGACACACCAGGCCGTCGAGCGTGATGTCGCGGATATTGCCGCGCGTGTCCCGTTGCTGCGACGCCGTCGGATACGGAAGGTTCTGAAAGGCGAACAAACGCGAGCCGACCGGCCCCCACACGTGGTAGTTCGTCACCTCGATGTTGGCGGTGCCGTTCTGCCAGTCCGAGTAGGCCAGGTCCACCCAGCACTTGAAGATCGCGTCGGCGCCCATCGTGACCTGCCCTGGGGCGCCGTCGCCGTCCGCCAGGCTGAGGCTCATACCGTGGCAGTTGACGATGCGCTGCGTGTTGCCGGCGACCGTCCCGCCCCAATAGGAGAACAGCACACAACCCGCGTTCGACGTCACGCAGAACACGTCCGTGGCAGTCATCTCGAACCACGGGCTGTCCGCCCGGACGGCGTCGTCGCCGGTGAAGGCGTAGCTGTGCGTCGCCGTGCCCGTGTTGGCAACCGACTCGGAGCAATCGAACCCGTCGCAGTTGTAGGTCCACGGGCTGATGAGCTGCACGTTCGTCCACGAGGTGACACCTTCGTGCGTGCAGTAGAACGGGTAGGCCGCGATCGTGATGCCTTCGACGACGTTGTTGTATGTGAAGTGCACCCCGTCGTAGCCGAGGATCATCGCGTAGCGCAGTTGCTCGTCGAACGTGGCGGCCGCCGCGGCAGTCGCGTGCGTAGCGAAGGTGCCGAACAAGTTGCCGCGCCCACGGATCAGCACGTTCTGCGAGTTGCGGACATCGAAGCTACCGATGACAACAGCGCCCCCGTCGATGTAGACAGTGGTGCCCGAGGCCAGTCTGAACAGTTGCCCGATGACGTGCACACCCGCAGGGAAGTAGACGGCGGTGCTCGTGTTCGTCCACTCACCCACGTAGAACGAGTTGCCGGAGCCGGCGGCCGAGTATGTGATGACAGACCCGCCCGACGTGCGCGACAACGTCAGCTTGTTGGAGGCCGACACCGACTGCACGTAGAGAACGTCGTAGGTGCTGAGCGTTCCGCTCGACGGTGTTGGCAGCGACCCCGACGTGCTCAGTCGCACGCGGTCGCCTACGACGCGCCCGTGGGCGCCCGAGGTCGTGAACTCCCCCGTAGCGGTGTTGAGCGACGACACCGACGTCAGCGCTGAGCCCCACGTGGTGTAGCTGACGGGCAGCGAGGGTTTCAGCGGCGACGAGGCCACGACCAGGATGTTCGCGCGGTCGCCGTTGATCTCGCAGTGCAGCCGCACGTTCGGCGGCACCTGCAGCACGAGCACGCCACCGACGATCGCCGCCGTGTGGCCGGTGTTCTCGGGGTAGACGTTGAACGAGGTGACTGCGCCGGCCAGGCGCGTGACGCGGACCTCGGTCGTGACGTCGGCGTCGAAGACGAGCCAAGACAGCTCCACCATCTGCCCGGCGTTCCACGCCACGGTCGGCATCTGCGTCGCCATCGCCACGCTGATGACGCCGGCGGCCGCGCCGCCGACTGTCGCCGAGAACTTCGTGCTCGTGTAGCCGCCCGGAGCGGTGAAGACTTCTTGCGTCATTGGAGCGCCTCACCGCGTGGCGTAGCAGGGCGCCTGCCGCGGTTCCGGGCGCCCCGGTGTTGTCAGTCCAGCTCGATCTGCGGCGCCTTGCGCGCCTTCACCGGAGCCGGCTGTTCCGCCGGCGCCTTGCGCGTGATCTTCGGCTTCATGGCGTCGCGGGCGGCCGTGAGCCGGTCCATCGCGTCGAGCGGATTGTCGCCGACGCCCTTGCGGGCGAGCTGCGACATCGCGACCTGTTCCATCTCGCGCTGCCGCGCGGGGTGAACGACCTCGACCTCGTCGGCCGGGGCAGCCCACGCCGGGGTCGGGTCTGTGTCGGGGATCGTGAACGACGAGCCGGCCTCGATGAGGCGGCCGCCGTAGAACGCGTCGTGCAGGGCAGTGAGCTTCTTCATGGTTGTCAGTAGGTCGTGGTCATCGTGATGGCGTCAGGCACCACGAATCGGGTCGGCGGCTGGTCGGTCAACTCGATGTTCAGCGCACCGGACATGCCCGTGTCGATCGTGCCTGCCGCGCTGATCGCGAACACGACGACACCGAGGAACTGCCGGTATTCGTAGCCCGGGGGAACCGCGATCACCGCGACGACGCTGTCGGACACCGACCGGTTGGCACCGGCGGGGAACATCGCCGACGTGGTCGGGTGACCCGCGTCGGTCGGCGACAAGAGCGCGTCGCCCCACTGCGCGTGGCAGCGGATGTTGCCGATCAAGGCGCTGTCGGTAGACGACAGCAGCCGGATGATGAGCCACCGCGCCGCAGTGAGCGTGGCGGCCACCGACACCACAACGTAGAGGGGCTCGAACCCCATCGCGTTCGTGGGCTGACCGAGGTTGATCGTGTCGCTGGCGAGCACGCCGGAAGCGAAGGTCTTCGCGGACGCGAGCGTGGTGCGGAGGTCGGAGTGCATCGAGGTAGTCGTAGTCCGGGGAAGATGGTCCGGCGGGCCGCAGCCCGCCGGTGGCCGGCAGCGCTAGCTGCCGGTGGGGATCAGTTCAGCGCGTCGGCGTAGGAGCGCCAACGAGCGACGTCCGTCGTCAGGAACGCGTAGATCGAACCGCCCGTGAGCGCGATCGACGAGTTCTGAACGATGCCCAGGTATTGCTTGTAGAAGCGCTCCTGGATCGCGCGCGTCGCCATCAACACCGTGCCGACGGAGCCGGTGCCGGCGACGCCAGTGCCCGACGCACCCGCCGCGGTCGTCATCACCTGGTAGGTGTCCTGGTCGATCACCTTCGCGTAGTAGGTGGTGCCGGCCACGATGGCGGAAGGCAACGTGCCGCCGCCCGCCGCGAACACGATCGCGTCGTTGGTCGTCAACCCGTGGTTGGCCGACGTCACGACGGCCGGGCTGGCCGTGCTGATGGTCACCGCGGCCGTGCGAGGCGCCAGTTGCGCCATCGGCAGCGGGATGGCCCCGAGCAGCGATCCAGCCTGCAACGCGCCCGTCACCGACGACGTCGACAACACCGGCGTGTAGGCGTGGATGTTGGAGTAGGCCGTGGTGTGGTTGGCCGCGTTGTCCGACACCAGCTCGAACTGCAGGGTGCCGACCGAGTTGCCCGCGATGGTGATGGCGGTCGCCGCGAGCAGGACCAAGAAGATCGGCTCGCTGAACCCACCGAGGTCGCCAGTGACAGCGGTGAGGTTGATGGTCGAACCGATCGCCTGCCGGCCGGTCGACGCGCTCAGGGTGAGCGTGTCGGACGCACCGGCGAAGTCTGTGCGCTTGTCGTAGTTCACGTGTGGAGTCTCCTGTTCTGTTGTTCGGGTGGGGCGGGGGCGCTACGCCCCCGCTGTCAATCAGTTGGTCGCCAGACCGGTGATCTGCGACTCGGTGCCCGTGAGCAGGGCGTCGCTGCGGTAGACCGGGATGTCGTCGAACGCGAGCACGCGCTTGCCCGCGACCGTGTCCATCGTCAGGGTGCCCGACGCGACCTTGTTGGCGATCTGCCGACGCAGGTAGCTGCGCATCTTGCGGGTCGTGTAGAAGCACGCCCGGCCGAGGTTCAGGCCGTTGACCTGCTCGACGGCGCGCGTCATCAGGTCGATCAGGTCCGCACCGCTACCGGCGTTCTTCGTCAGCGCGGTGTGGTCGATGTTCGCGATGCGAACGATCGAGCGCCAGTCGCGCACCGACAGGCCCACATCCCACGTGTAGTAGGTGCGGTAGGCCTGCATGTTGCCGCCGTTCGAGTCGGTCAGCGTCACCTCACCGAGGTCGCGCATCGACCAACCGGCCTTGCTACCCTTCGGGTAGATGAAGTGCGCGGTCAGCGGACCCCACACGATCAACCAGATCGACTGCAGGTTGCTCGTGCCGCCACCGTCGATGATGTTCTCCGCGTTGGCCGCCGTGGCGCTGTTGAAGCGCGGCGCGAACCCGGTGAACTTCGCCGGCTCGGCGGTCTCGTTGCCATACCACGTGGTCGCCGAGAACGCCTGCATCATGCCTTCGAGGTGGGCGACGTCCTCCGACGCGCGCCACGCCATCGAGTTGTTGTTCAGGTCGGCGAGCTTCTGGTCGACCTCGGCGTAGTCCGCCAGGGTGCCCATCGTGTCGGTCACCTGGACGGTCGTGCTCTTCGTCGGCTGCACGAACTGGTAGAGCTTGCGCCAGGTCGGCGTCGGGATGCCCGCGCGCGCCGTGGTGCGGTGGCTCAGCAGGTCGCTGGCCTCCAAGAACGTCGCCGATCCCGGGAGGTCGTTGACGGCGTTCAGGATCTCGATGATCTGCGCGATCTCGTCGTCGTCGTCGAGTCGATTGCGGAAATCGAGAAGGGTCGGGTGGATGATGGACAGAGCTGCCATTTGCGGGTCTCCTACTGCGGTTGGTTGTCTCTCAGGTCTTCTTCACCATCGAGGGATACATGCGGTTCAGCCCCTTCTGCGGGTCTCGCGTGCGCGAACCGCCGGGTGCGCCCTGCTCGAAACGCGCATCGGGACCGGTCGTGCGACCGATCGCGTGCAGTGCCGCGAACATTTCGGGGTGGTTGACGACACCGAGCTTCGTCATCAGGTCGGTGACGGCGGGGCCGAAGAACTTGCGCAGCGTGCCGTCGACGATGGCCTTCGATTGCTCGAAGTGGACGCCACCGATGCCGGGCAACTTCCGCGTCGCCGAGAGCCATTCCTTCGCCTGCGCTTCGCCGACCTGCGCCATCGCAGTGAGCTGCTTGTTCAGGAACGACTGAGCCTTCGCCGCGTCGGTGATGCCAGCCGCCTGCAGCTCGGCCGCGAACGACGCGAGCACCTGCGGGTGGATCTCGACACCCTCGGGTGCCGTCAACTGCAGGCCCGCCGGCGGGGCCGGCGGAGTCGGGGGAGCCGGCGGCTCCTTCGGAGGAGCCGGGGGAGCAGGGGGAGCAGGGGGAGCAGGCGGTGCCGGCGGAGTCGGGGGAACCGGCGGCGTCGGCGCCGGCGGGGTCTCGGAAGTGTCAGCCATCGGTGGGCATCCTTCGGGCTTCCCGCATCATTCGGATGTAGAGTTCCGGGCAGTGGCTGTCGATCGAGCGCCACAGCTCGGTTCCGAAGGCCCGCCGTCCCTCGCGGTAGGCGGTGTCATGCGGGTTGGTCGGGTTGAAGGTCGAGTCGACCACACCGGACACAGCCAGCAGCCGGTTGACGAACCGGCGCCCGCCTGCGGTGCTCATCACGTCGACGAGGTCGCGGATCGCGAGTGCGGCGTCGGACGCCTTGCGCTCGGCTTTCCGCGCTTCCTCGTCGGGCGCGTTGATGATCGGGTCGCTCAACACATCGCGGACGCTAGGCACGTCCGCGGAAACCACGTCCCCCGATCAGCCGTGCCGATGGCCGCCTCGATAGGCGGCGCGGTCTCTGGCGACGTCTCCCTCGACGTCCTGCGGCCGCGGGCGCCGCGGGTATTCGCACGCGCCCGTGTGCCGGTGCCCGCACCAGAAGCAGGCGTCCACCGGCGGCCACACGGCGGCCTCGTGCCGCCGGTGGTCGTGCTCGAACGGGAGCAGGTTCACACCAGCCCCGCGACGAGCGCTTCGAGGATGCGGCCAATGGCGCGCGTCCACGCCATCTGCGCGATGACGAGCACCTGCGTGCGTTCCTCGACGGTCCGGTTCAGCGCCTCCGCCGTCAGCGACGCGCTCAGCGCCGTGATGTCCTCACCACGCGCAGCGCGCAGTGGCAACATCGCAGCGTCGTTCGCCATCGCCGCGAGTTCGCGCACCGTGTTCTCATCCGAGACGCGAGCGCTCAGCAGCTTGACCGCTTCGTCGAACTCGGACTTGACGACACCCTCGATCGCTTCACCGATCGGCTTGTTCGGGTCGAGTGGCATCAACGCACCCCCGCGGCAGACGCGTCGGTTTCGACGCGGGACTTCCATGCGGCAAGCCCGCGCAGGTGCGTGGCCTTCGCGGCCTCGTCCAGCTTCGGGTCGGCCTGGATGTAGGCGCGCGTCATCGGCTCGAACCACTGCACGGTTGCGAGGTCCGCGCGAGCACGCACCGGGTCGACCCCGGTGCAGGAAGCCGCGAGCAGGAGCAGCGGCAGGAGGAGTGTCTTCAGGTTCTTCATGGGTGTTTCAGCGCATGGACTTCGGCCGCCAGCTCTTGCACTTCGCTGGTCAGCTTGTCGATGCGAGTCGACAACTCTACCCGCTTCGCGTCCGTCGCGGCCTGGAAAGTCGCCGTCTGTTGCGTCATCACCGCGAGCGCGGTCGCTGTGGCACTCTGCGCCGACGCCATCGCGTCGCACGACCGCGTCACGCGATACATCAGCCAGAACAGGACCGCGCCGACCATCGCCATCGCGGTCCACTGCTGTCCATCGGTGGGGACGTTCTGCACGAACGCGGTGGCGCCAACGCCAGCCGCGACGGT